CTGCTGTAGGGACAAGGACTGTAGGCGGAACAATTGTTGCCGATCAATACCTCTACCTAGTAGCTGGTGCAGCAACTAACGCTGATTACTCTGCTGGCAGGTTGGTTATCACAATATTAGGCTACGACGTAGCGTCATAAGGGGGTAAATCACTATGGCCCTTAAAGGTTCAGGTAGTGATGTAACATCCAGCTTTATAACTGCCGCCGCTGCAGACCCTAATGGTATTAGTACTGCTGCCACTATTGGTAGTGCTACTAATCTAGCCATTAATGGTGCATTACATTCCGGGGGGTCTGTCACGATGGACTCTCCTAGAAATGTAACTATATTATCTGCAGGCGATGACTCAGGTATTACGTTTACTGTTACAGGTACCGATGAGTCCAACGATGCACAAACTGAAGTCATCACAGGCGCTAATGCTGGTACTGCTACTGGAAGCAGCTTTTTTAAGACTGTCACTCAGATAGCAACTTCAGCAGCTTCCGCAGGCAATGTCAGCGCAGGTTCTGGAACTAGTTGCTCTGGAGTTATTTCCGTTGCTCGTTGCCGTTTACGTGGTATTTATGTAGTCAACGGGAGTGGCGCTGCGACTATAGTATTTAGAGAAGGTTCCGGCACAGGCACAATAAGAATGCAGTTTGCAACTGTTGCAGGGGCTAGTACTAATTCCTACCCTGATGTACCAGATGATGGACTCTTATTTGTGGGTGGGGGGTTTGTGACGTTTACTGCTGTTACTGATTTAACGGCAATGACAAGCTTCTTCTCTTAGTACTATGAGAGCGTACTATAAGTCTGGAGGTAGTGTTTCAAAGTCTCCCGCTTGGACACGTAAGGAAGGCAAAAGTAAGTCTGGTGGGCTTAATAAAAAAGGTGTTGCTAGTTATCGTAAAGCAAACCCCGGCAGCAAGTTAAAAACCGCTGTTACCACTAAGCCTAGCAAACTGAAAAAGGGGTCTAAAGCAGCTAACCGCCGCAAGTCTTTTTGTGCCCGTATGTCTGGTATGAAGAAACGTAACACTAGCGCAAAAACAGCAAATGACCCAAACAGTAGAATTAATAAAAGTCTACGTAAGTGGAATTGTTAAGTGGCGTACTTACAATCGAACATACCCTACTTCAAGGCGTGGGTTCGTAGGGAGTACACTAAGAATATGGAGATGTATCACGGTGAGTTTCTCCACGCTATGGTGGTCGCCGTGACAACAATGCCTAACAGGTGTTTAAGTTTTCAGGTTATTTTTACAGGGTGTGAGTCTGATGATGAGGACGACCAAAATGTACACGGTGGAGCTATGTGGGCCAGATTACCCATCACTGCGTTAGTAGCAGATACTCCTTACGAGGAGTGGCCTCAACCGTTACCTACTTATTTGGCACAACCTTGGGACTGTATGTCTCACCATCATTCTGTTTATAAGATAGAAAGAGCTTCTCCTGCCCCTTGGATAGCCAAAGTAGACGGTGAGTTTTACCCTGCAAAATATTACTTCACAGTAGATTATACTGATAGTGAGGTAGCAGATGATCCTGCTCAACATAAACAAAGCCATGTGTTAGAACTGCTCGATGCGGGTGAATACACTGGTAACATAGTAGCCTTACCTAACAATAGAGTAAGGGTAACCCACCCAGCGTGGTTTGAGATGGGAGAAGGCGCTCCCGACTTTAAACCTAACCAACATACCTATAATTCAAAAGAAGATGTAGGTTATGTTTGGGATACCGCTAGAGTATTTAATAATTTATATAGTGAGGACGATAACAATGGCTAAACCAACACCATTAACTAAAGAAGAAAAAGCAGAGCTTCAAAGAATTAGAGCGGCACAAGCCAAAAAGAACAGTACAAAAACCCCTGTTACTAATGTGGATACAGAAACTTTAAAGCGTGAAGATCCGATGGATAGAATGCGCCGTGCTACAGGCAAAACTGGGATGAAGAAAGGTGGTATGGCTAAGAAAGGCTATGCTATGGGCGGTATGATGAAGAAGGGCTACTCCAAAGGTGGAGCCATGAAGAAGAAAGGCTACTCCAAAGGTGGAGCCATGAAGAAAGGCGCAAAGAAAGGCGGTAAGGTTCGCGGTGTTGGGATTGCTAGGAAAGGTTTTCGTCCCGCTAAAATAAGGTAGTTATGAGACGTTACTACAGTAAAGGGGGTAAGATTTGTGCCAAGGGTAAGTCTTGGGCAAAACGGACTTTTGATACTTACCCCTCTGCTTACGCTAATATGGCGGCTAGTAAGTATTGTAAAGACCCTAAGTATGGTAAAGGTAAGAGTAAAAAGTAGTGGGTGAGTTAAAGAAATGGAGAGATCAGAAGTGGGTACGTATAGGTACTGATGGGAAGATTAAAGGGGAGTGTGGGACTTCTAAAGACAAGAAGAACCCCGACCGTTGCTTACCTTCGGCAAAAGCAAATAGTCTAAGTAAGAAGCAAAGATCTAGTACCGCTAAGAAAAAGAAGCAAAGTAATAAAACAGTCGTTAAGAACACTAAAGCCGCAGAAGTTAAGTTTGGTGGTGGGGGTTTAGCTAGAAAGCGTAGAAACCACAAAGGCTGCGGAGCTGTTATGGACAATCGTAGAAAGAAGACTTTATACGTGTAGAGGTACGTGATGAGTAAACTTGAAGTTTTTCAAAATGGTGTATTTTCCAGTACAAGAGAACCTATATTCCAAATAGGGTCTAAGCAAGCAGATGGTACTTATGAAGTAGTTGTTTTTGCTCTTATGGGTAGAGCAGAAGCAGAAGCTAAGTTAAATGAGCTTCAACCCCCTGTAGCTAAAAAGAAAGAAGCTCCTAAAAAGGTCGTGACAGTGCCATCTAGGGAAGAGCTTAAAGCTATGACTAAAGCAGAGCTGGAAAAAGAAATGCGGAAGCATGGTTTAGAGTTAGATCGTAGGGAGACTAGAGATGCTCTTGCCAAACAATCTGTAGCCTTCTTAAAAGGTAAATAGTCATGGCAACGTCAGGCACAGCTACGTTTAACATGGATTTTACAGAAATCGCTGAAGAAGCGTGGGAACGTGCTGGGCGGGAGATGCGTTCTGGTTATGATCTAAGGACAGCCCGTAGGTCTATGAATTTGCTGACCATAGAATGGGTAAACCGAGGTGTTAACCTGTGGACGATAGAAGAGGGGAGTGTAAGTCTTACAGAGAGTACTTCTCAGTATACTTTAGAGGCAGATACGATAGACCTTTTAGAGCATGTTATAAGGACTAATGCTGGCAATACTTCGACCCAATCAGACCTTACTATCAATCGTATAGGGGTAGGAGATTACGCATCTATACCTAATAAATTGACTGAGGGCAGGCCCATACAAATGTGGATAGACAGGCAGAGAGATGCCCCGGTTTTGAACTTATGGCCTGTTCCTGATAAAAGTGACACCTATGTGCTTCGATATTGGCGCATACGGCGTATCCAAGACGCAGGTGCGGGGGTAGAGACAGCCGATATGAACTACAGGTTCTTACCTTGTTTGGTGGCGGGATTGGCTTACAATATTGCTTTAAAAGTACCTGAGCTAGTGCAGAGAATACCTATGTTGAAGGAAGTGTACGAGGAAGCTTTTGCCTTAGCCGCTGCAGAAGATAGGGAGAAAACTTCGGAGTATTATAGACCGCGTATTGGAGCTATATAGTGGCTAGGTACGCGTCTGCAAAAAAAGCAGTAGCAGAATGTGATATTTGTGGGTTTCGTTACAGACTGAAGGAGTTGAAAAATTTAATAGAGAAGGGTCGAGATACTAATATAAAAGCTTGTCCTGAATGTTGGAATCCTGATCAGCCACAGTTACGGTTAGGGGAGTTTCCAGTAAACGACCCGCAGGCAATTAGAGACCCTAGACCAGATTTTGCAGGGCTTGGAAGTAGTAGAGATATACAGTGGGGTTGGGCACCTGTAGGTAATGGTAACGAGAACGATCCGTTTGGTTTGACAGAAAATAGTTTGGTTGGAACCGCAAGTGTAGGTTCTGTAACAGTGACAACAACTTAAAGGGCATATCTATGTTATTTGAAGAGCCGAAGAAGAAGAAGAAAAAGAAACAAGTATCTAAATCTAAAGGTGTTAGGGTACGTGGTACAGGAGCAGCTACTAAGGGCTTATACGCAAGAGGGCCGATGGCGTAGTGTATGAACTACACAGAGTTAAAAGCTAACATTCAAGACATTTGTGAGACAACTTTCACAGATGACGAGTTGGCGTTGTTTACACAGCAAGCGGAGCAGAAAATTTATACCGCTGTCCAATTCCCCGCGTTACGTAGAAACCAAACAGCTAGTATGGCAATTGGTAATAAGTACCTTACGCTACCTACTGATTTTCTATGGTCTTACTCTTTAGCAATAATAAGCTCTAGTGACTACATATACCTACTTAATAAAGACGTTAACTTCATAAGGGATGCGTACCCTAATCCTGCTACGACAGGGGTACCCAAGCATTACGCTTACTTTACTGATACGTCTTTAATTATAGGGCCAACTCCTAATGCTGCGTTTGATGTAGAATTTCATTATGGGTACTACCCAGCAACTATCGTTACCGCAGGTACGTCTTGGTTAGGGGATGATTTTGATAGCGCTTTGTTAAATGGGGCTTTAGTAGAAGCCATAAGGTTTATGAAAGGCGAAGCCGATATGATAGCTTTATACCAAAAGATGTATATGGACTCTCTAACGCTACTAGGAGCATTAGGGGATAACAAGCTCCGCGAAGATGCTTACCGTTCAGGGCAATATAAAATGGAAATAGTTTAAATGTTTGACATGGAAATAAAAATGTCCCCCGGAGATATTAATGTCCAGACAACATCTGGAAGGGGGCATACCCCGGAAGAGTTATCGGCAAATGCGGTAGCTAAAATAATTAACATATCTGATAGCGCAGATCCGGTATTGAAGCAGCAAGCAGAAGCTTTCCGGGATAGAATGTTCCATGTGATTGTACATACTTTAGAGCAAGCAGTTAAAAGTGATAGAACGACACTTTATAATGAGTTTAAAAAACAAGGTCACGGTGATGTGGCTGAAATATTGAGGAAACTATAATGGCTATAACTCAGGCAATGTGTACGTCTTTCAAGCAGGAAATATTGCAAGGCGTACATAACTTTACTAGCGGTAGCGGCGGGGGCACAACCACCACTACGGGATCAGGTAATGCGTTTAAGATTGCTTTGTATACCAGCAGTGCTTCTCTGGGGGCGTCCACTACCGCTTATAGTGGCACTAATGAGGCCAGCGGCACTGGGTATAGTGGGGGAGGAAATGCACTAACTAATGTTACACCGACAACTTCCAGCACCACTGCGCTAACAGACTTTGCGGATACAACTTGGACAAGCTCCAGCATTACCGCCAGAGGAGCGGTGATTTATAATTCTTCCACTGCAGCAGGATCGGCAAATAGGGCCGTTTTAGTGCTAAATTTTGGTTCCGATAAAGTTTCATCCAGTGGGGATTTTACCATCACCTTTCCAACCGCTGATTCGAGTAGTGCGATTATCAGGATTGCCTGAACATGGCTGATGTCAATGTTGCTCTTGAGGGCTGGAACAGCATTACCCAAAGCTGGGGAAACGGCGGCTGGGGCGAAGATGTAGATTTTACAGGACTCACCGGCTCTCTCGGATCAGTCACTGTTGTAGAAGGCTCTGGAGTCACCGTAACCGTTACAGGTTTGGCGGGTACTTCCGCTGTTGGCAGCGTTACCGTTGCCGAAGGTACTGGTGTTACTGTTACTGCTTCGGGAGTCGCAGGAACTTCCGCTGTTGGTAGTGTTGCCGTTAGTACTGGCGTTACTGTTACTGCTTCAGGAGTCGTAGGAACTTCCGCTGTTGGTAGCGTTGCTGTTAGTACTGGTGTTACTGTTACTGCTTCGGGGGTTGCAGGAACTTCCGCTGTTGGTAGCGTTACCGTTAGTACTGGTGTTACTGTTAATGCCACTGGAAATTCTGCTACCGCAACTGCAGGCAATACCACAGAAGAGGCTGGCGGCGGCATATCAATAGGAGTTACCGGGGTAGGAGCTACCGGAAGTATATCTACTGTACTTATATGGGATAATGTAGATACTTCACAGACAGTAAGTTGGGTAGAGGTTAGTACATCACAAACATCAAACTGGACAGAGGTTAGTACATCACAAACACCAAACTGGACAGATATAGCAGCATAGAGGAAAAAGCATGGCAACTTATGTAAATGACCTGCGATTGAAAGAAATCGCAACAGGCGATGAATCGGGAACGTGGGGTACCTCCACCAATACCAACCTTGAGTTGATCGGGGAAGCTTTAGGCTACGGAACACAAGATTGCTTTGCATCAGATGCTAATGCGACCACAACGGTAGCTGATGGTGCGGCTGATCCAGCAAGAGCGATGTACTTTAAGGTAACCTCTTCAGCCACCCTGAGCACAACAAGAACCTTAACGATTGCCCCTAATACTGTTAGCCGGGTAATGTTTATTGAAAATGCCACCACCGGATCTCAATCTATCACCATCAGCCAAGGATCTGGCGCGAACGTTACTATCCTCACAGGCAAGACAACCGTTGTTTATCTTGATGGCGCAGGTTCCGGAGCCGCTGTCGTTGACGCGCTGGCACTGGTTGATCCGGGCGTGA